GATATATCCACATATACTGTTGAAGAAATGCATTTCGCAGCATTATTCCATGATTTAGGCAAGATGGGCCAACAAGAAGGCGAGTATTATACTCCAAACGATTCACAATGGCATATTGATAAATTAGGCCAAATTTACAAATTTAATACTGACATTCCTGCTATGAAAATACCAGAACGTTCATTATTTATCTTACAAGAAATTGGATGTAAAGTTACTCAAAATGAATTTATTACAATTAAAATTCATGATGGTTTATATGATGAGTCAAATAAGTTTTATTTTATGTCTGGACAAAAAGAAACTAGATTAAGAACACACTTACCTTTATTAATGCATCAAGCAGATCATATGGCAGCTCAAATTGAATTTGAGTTATGGGATAATGCAGCTAACCCAAAATCTACGTCTAAACCAGCAAACGCTACTAAAGGTGATAAGACACTTAGAGCAGCTAAAAAAGTAAACACACAAAATAACCCGAATCTAAAAAAGGCAACAATGGATGTCATAGATTCATTTTTTAAAGATTAATAATGGAAATAATACTTAGTATAATATTAACAGCTGTTATAGTTGCTTCGTTTTTTATTGTAAAAAATTTAATACAAAAAAATGAAATATTAGAAGACTTTATATCAAAACAAAGTGAAGCTATTAATGCTTGTGATCAAAGGTTAAAAGAAGTAGACAATAAAGGTATTTTCCAAGCAGACGATGAAATAGGATGGATGTTTGGAGAAATTAAAAAAATACAAGAAGCTCTAAACGAGTTTACCCTTAAATAAAAATTAGTAAAAACCACATGTCAAACAAACTTAAGTATGCCCCTACCCCTCCCCCAGAACCAGTAATCACTGGTTCTCTTGAGCCCGGACCTAAAAAGAGAGGAAGAAAAAGAACAAAAAAACAATATTTTACCCCAGATACAGATTTAGCTATAAAAGAATATTTAGCTTCTACCAACCAAGATGAAAGAGACATTATATTTTCTCGAAGAATACATTATCCTTTCTATAAATTAGCTGAAAATTTAATCCACACATTCAAATTCTATTATACAGAAGTAGATGATTTAGAAGATTTAAAACATGAAGTAATTTGTTTTCTTTTAGAAAAACTAGATTATTTTAAACCAGAAAAAGGTACCAAAGCATTTAGTTATTTTTCAATTGTGGGAAAAAATTATCTTATCTTATATAATAACAACAATTACAAGAAGAAAAAACAAAAAGCAGACCCAACTGCGGCAGACGAAGATGAAGGTGTTTTACATCAATTAGGTAGAGATCAACGTAAACAAGATATAAAAGACTTTATAGATTATTTTACAGAATATACTGATAAACATATGTTTACTATGTTTAAAAAAGACAAAGATAGAAAAGTATGTGATGCAATAAATGTACTTTTTAAACGTAGAGAAAATATAGAAATATTCAATAAAAAAGCCCTATATATTTATATAAGAGAAATGACAAATGTAGATACTCCAGTTATTACTAAAGTAACTAAAAAATTAAAAGTCCTATATAAAGAACTTTACTCCCAATTTATTGAAACAGGGTATGTAAAAGTCTAGAAATCCCATATTTATAATAAAATAATATGGATTCATTAAATCAAATACTTTTTGACGATAAATCCTTCGGAGATTTATTAAAAGAAATTCATGGTAATCAAAAGAAAAAGGCAAAACAACTTGCTTCTTTAATTGCTGAATTACGTCCTTTAGTCCAATCTTTAGGAGATGCTACTGTAGTAGTCCCTTTAATTAAAGAATATATGGAAATTAGTGTTAAAAATGACGATCAATTAATTAAAATGGCAGCTATTGTACAACGTTTATCTACAGGTGCTGCTTCAACAGGAGATGGTGGTTTATTAACTAATGAAGAAATGGATCAATTAATGGATGTAGCTGAAGAAATAGCAAAAACTGTTGAAAAACCTAAACAATTAGAAGAACCTCAAAATGGTATACAAAAGTAATAATTCACAAATAACTAGGGGAAGAAAATTAAATAATTCTCAATTTTTAGCAGTAAGGATTTTAGATGTAATTTTAGATTTAAATCACCCTATGGTTGAAAAATATGGGGGATATGATGCTATAGGTACTATAAGTTATACTTCTTTAGATGATAATACACCTTTAGAAAGACCATGGATAAGTGGAGATACAGCTGTCCCTTTATTTTCATTTATTAAAAAATACCCATTAATAAATGAAATAGTTTTAATATTATCAACATATGATAAAAATGTATATTCTGATAATGGAAGGACAAATTACTACTTACCCGAATTAAACATATGGAATCACCCTCACCATAACGCACTTCCTACAATGATGGGGAGTACAGATGAACAAACAATAAGAGATTATCAAAAAACAGAAGCAGGAATATCTAGACAAGTAACAGATGGTTCTACAGATATCCCACTAGGAAGATATTTTCAAGAACAATTAAATATAAAACCTTTATTACCATATGAAGGAGATACTATAATAGAAGGAAGATTTGGAAATACTATAAGATTAGGATCAACTTCAAAAGAAACAAAAAGAATAGGAACAAAAGAAATACAAGTAATACCTACAGAAAATCAAAATAGATGGAGTAATGAGGGAACAACAGGAGATCCAATAATAATAATTAGAAATGGACAAACAAAAGAAACAGACGATAAAGGATGGCAACATATAACTGAAGATATAGATTTTGACGATTCAAGTATATATTTAACATCTAACCAACAAATAACAGGTTTTACCCCAGCTTCAGATAAAGTACAATCTTATTATTCTAAACCAACATCCCCATTATAATGGTTAAGAAAAAAACTATAACACTTGAACCAGATATAGAAAATCTTCCATTCACAGAAGATTTACAAGAGGATATAATACTTTCATCTCCTCGAAAAATAACACAATTAGAAATAATTGAGGAAGAACAAATATCAGGATTACCTTTTTACACAGATGAAAATACTTCATTTATAATAGAAAAAAAATCAGATACTCAGTTTATATATCCTACAGATGAAATTATATTAAATACAAAAACTAAACCTACAGAAAAAGTACCTGAATTATTTATATTATCTTCAGGAAGCTTAAATGAAATAACAAGTCCTTTAGAACAAAATATAGGAAGTTATTATAAATTAAAACAATTAATATCTTATAACTATGAACATCCTTTATATTATGAATTAAATAATTATCCAGGAATAGATAAAAAATATAATGGAGAAGAAATAGTTCAAAATCTTAGAGATTTAATGGAAAATTGTGTAGATAGAATAATAGAAGCTTATCCTAATTTTATATTAATTTCAGCTTATAGATCTTTAGAGTTAAATAGGATGATAGGAGGTTCTCATGATAATAATAGTCATATAAAAGGGTGTGCTATTGATTTTAAAGTATCTGAAGAGCATACATCTTATGTTTTTAATTGGTGTATTCAAAATTTACCTGAATGGCATGAATTAATGTGGGCTTATCCTGAAAGAGGAAATAAATCTTGGATTCATCTATCATATAAAAAAGGAAAAAATATAAAATCTACAACATTAGCTTCAGAAAGAGAAAATATACATGATTCGTATGATGGTGAAAGAAGAGGAATAAAAAAAGAATACCAAGAAGGAATAAAAAATGCAAATCAAAATTTAGTATAATATGAGTTACATACCAGACTTACCAGGAATATATCAAGGAAAACAAGTAATAATTAATTCAGATAGATTAGTATTTAATGCTAAAGAAGAGTCTATACTTTTATATTCAAATGAAGCAATAGGTTTTAGTACTAATGGAAGCTTTCATTTTGACACAGGAATTTTAGATGAAAATAAATTTGTAGTTAATGCGCCTAACATATATTTAGGTTTAAATTATGAGGGGGATTTACCTTATAGCCCAGCAGTATTAGGATATGAATTAGGGGAATATCTAGGAGCAGACGATGGAGTATTAGCTATATTAGAAGATATAATAGATGTAATAACAGGACAATTAACCTTTATTTCCCCATTTCCAGATCCTTTAACAGGTAGAATAAAAAAGACAGCCCCTAATTATACCCCAAATTATGGTAAATTTAGAAATATTATAAATAGAATCCATACTTTACAAAAATCTGTAGGAGATTTTAAAAGTAATATAACAAAAATAGCATAATATGTCAGCAGAACAACTAACAACAATATTAAATCAACAATGTGGGGGTGTAATATCTAAAGCTAAAACAAAAGTAAAAGCTGAAGGTAAAAAACAAGTAATGAAAGTATTAGAAAAATTACCTTCTAAAGATGATATTAAAGAAAAACTAATATCAGGAGCTTGTAGTATAGCTGCTCAGCGAAAAATGAAAAGAATTTATAATAAAATCCATGGATTAATATCAAAACTAGAAAATATATTATTAAAAGCTCAGGGTAAATTACAATCTATAAAAGCAAAAATAGATAAAATTATAATGAGCATAATACCAAAATTACAAATGATTATGGGTATATTAGCAATTATAATCCTAGTAGTAAAAATAATTATAATTATATCCCCAGCTATATTATCAGCATTATCAGGCCTTTTAGCTAGTGGTATTCTTATACAAAAAATAGCAATGGCTATTTTAAAAGCTCAATCAACAACAGCAGAATATGGGGGCACAATAACAGCCATAACAGATCAGCTAAAAAAATATACTAAAATGGCATTAAAAATTATAGCTACAATAGCTGTAGCTATTGCCCTAATACAACCTGTATTAGCATTTGTACAAAAAATAAAAGCATTTATAGAATTTTTATATTTAATGTATCTCTCAATGTGTAATACTTCAGACACCTCAGTTATGGATAGTGAGGGAAATATAAACCCAGAAGTATTAGAAGCAAAAATATTAGAAAGAGACCCTACAGGATTAGCAGAAGAAGATATTCAAGGATTTGTACAAGAATTAATAGCATCAGGAGATTTAAACGTATATTCAGGGGATTCAGGGGATTTAGGAGATTCAAATTTAGATGGATTAGGTAATGCCAGTGGAACAGGAAATACAAACCAACAAACAGATTATGGATTAGGTGGAGAAGGAGGATTAGGAGGATATGGCAATACAGGTATAATATCAACAACTACAGGATTTAATGGCCATACAGGGATAGGAAATGATACAAGACCTAATAACGAATTATATGGTATTTCAGAAAAGTTAAATTCATTATATGAAGACCTTATAATAGAACTTCAAGGACAAGGTAAAATGGAAATAGTAGAACATTTAAATGCACTTGATTTTGGATTTAAAACACGATTTGAAAGAAAAATTGTACCAATAACTTAAAATAATTTATATTTATAACAAACAACAATTAACAACATGAAAGCAAAAACTTTTGAAAACCTAATTAGAAAAGTAGTTAGAGAAGAAATCGATTATGCGTTACGTAGAGAAATGAAAACACTTAAAGAAGATTTACGTGATGAATTAAAACCAACAATAGTAGAACACACTGAGAGAATAGTAAAAGTACCTAATAAACCCTCAGGACCTCCAACTAGTGTATTAAGAGAAAAAATTATGGGATCAAACCCATTACCTAAAAAACCACAAACAAAACAAAATTTTACAAATAATTCTACATTAAATGATTTGTTAAATGAAACAGCACAAGGAGATACAAACACAGAATCAGGAAACGCACCTGTAAGTATGGCTCAACCTTTCTCAACAGGAGCCCCAATGCCTATGGATACAACAGGAATGCCAGATTCAGTAGCAAGTGCGGTAACAAAAGATTATAGTGGTTTAATGGAAGCAATAGCTAAGAAAAAAGGAAGATAATATATGCCTATAATTCAAGGAACAAAAAGAATAAACCCCCTAGATATTAACAAAAATGTTACTATAGGGGTGGCCTTTCCTTTGGATGAAACTAATATGTTTAGGGGAACACCAACAACTAAAGAACAAGTAAAAACAAATTTATTAAATTTACTATTAACAAAAAAAGGAGAAAGAATAAATCATCCTGAATTTGGAGTAGCTTTACAAGATTATTTGTTTGAAAATGATATAAATGAAGAAGTATTATTTGACCAAATATTTAACCAAGTACAATATTATATCCCTGAAATAACATTAATAGACACTAACATAGAATTAATCTCTGATAAACATACATTAATAATAAAATTAGTATACCAGTTTAATTTAGATCAAACTAGAGATGCTATTACAATTACCATTTAATAATGACCTACAATAAAATATCAAATAAATCACAAGATAAAGACGTTAAATATATAAATAAAGATTATAATTCTTTTAAAAATAATTTAATGGAATTTGCTGAAGTATATTTTCCTAATAATTTTAACGATTTTAGTGAAGGTAATCCAGGTATGATGTTTATGGAAATGGCAGCTTATGTAGGAGATGTCTTATCTTTTTACACAGACACACAGTTGAGAGAATCTATGTTATTATTTGCTCAGGAAGAAGAAAATTTATATAATTTAGCTTATACATTAGGTTATAAACCTAAAACAACAACAGCAGCCAGTACAGATTTAGAAATATTTCAATTAGTACCCTCTATATTACATAATAGTGCATATGTTCCTGATTTTACTTATGCATTAACAATAAATCAAAATTCTACATTTAAATCAACAGAAGGTATCAATTTTTACACAACAGATTCTGTAAGATTTAACAATTCCTCTTCTTTAGACCCAACAGATATTAGTATTTACCAATATGACAATTCAAGTAATCCTGAATATTACTTATTAAAAAAGAAAGTAAAAGCAATATCAGGAGAAGTAATAACACAAACCTTTTCTATAGGAGCTCCTGAAAGATTTAAAACAATAAATATATTTAATAATGAAATAATATCAATTGAATCAATAGTAGATGATAAAGGAAATAAATGGACAGAAGTACCTTATTTAGCCCAAGATACTGTTTTTGAAGAAGTTGAAAACACAGGAGCTAATGATCCTTTATTACATCATTATAATGCACAAACTCCTTATCTTTTAAAATTAAAAAAAGTACCAAAAAGATTTGTATGTCGTTATAAATCAAGAGGAGAACTAGAAATACAATTTGGCCCCGGATCAACAGATAATGCAGATCCAATAATTACTCCTGATCCTAATAATATTGGTTTAGGAATTAAAGATGGAAGATCTAAATTAGATACAGCTTATGATCCATCAAACTTTTTATACACTAAAGCCTATGGAGAAGCCCCAGCAAACACAGTTCTAACAGTTAGGTATATTATAGGGGGAGGTTTACTTTCAAACGTAAATTCAGAAACTATTACAATAGCAAATGAAATTAGTACAACTCCTCAACCGAATTTACCATCAATAGCTATGTCTAATTTTGTAAGAGGATCAGTAGCATCTAATAATCCAGAAGCTGCTCGAGGAGGAGGTGCTGGTGATAGTAGAGAAGAAATAAGAATGAATGCTATGGCTAATTTTTCTGCACAAAGCAGAACAGTAACAAAAAATGATTATTTAATTAGAACTTTATCTATGCCTCCTAAATTTGGAGGTATATCAAAAGCCTATATAACTCAAGATGATCAAATAACTCCTATGACAAATGAACCTAATCGTATTCCAAATCCCCTAGCCTTAAATTTATATACTTTAGGATATGATGCTAATAAAAAACTAACAACATTAAATACAGCAACTAAAAACAATTTAATGACTTATTTAGAGCAATATAGAATGTTAACAGATGCTATAAATATTAAAGACGGTTTTATAATTAATTTTGAAATAGAATTTGAAATAACTGCTTTTAAAAATTATAATAACCAACAAGTATTATTACAATGTATATCAGAAATAAAAGATTATTTTAATATAGATAAATGGCAGATAAACCAACCAATTATTATATCTGAAGTAGAAAATTTAATAGCAGGAGTACAAGGTGTACAAACATTAGAAAGAATATTATTTAAAAATAAAACAGGATCTTCATTTGGATATTCTAAATATAGATATGATTTTGGAGGTGCAACTAAAAAAAGAGTAATTTACCCTTCATTAGATCCAAGCATTTTTGAAATCAAATATCCAGATGCAGACATTAAAGGACGAATAACAACATATTAAAATGGCATATTATCACATCTTTCCACAAACAGATACAACAATATATAGTCATCCTGATAGACTTCATTTAAACACGGGGCATGATGAAATCATTGAAGTAGTAAAAGAAAAAGGAACATCAGACCAAAAACATTATCCTTCAAGAATATTAATGAGATTCTCAAATGAAGACCTTACAGAAGCAATTACAAATGTTATAGGATCCTCAGATTTTAATACAAACACAACATGTAGTTTAGAATTAACTTCAACAGAACCAAAAAACCTAACCCAAATATTAAATTTAGAAGCATACGCTGTATCACAATCTTGGCAAGAAGGATCAGGAAGGTATTCGAACCTACCTACAGGTTCAGATGGAGCAAGTTGGTTACAAAGAAACGGAAGTACAATATATGAAAATAAATGGTTTAGACCAGGAGCAGGAGTAGCATATTCAGCTATTTATGATGGTACTAATAATAATGATGGTGTAATAGGAGGTTTTGAAATAGAAAATTACACAGAAGACCCAACAGGAAACCCTTCATATTTAACCCCAGGAACTACAGGTTCTATTAGTAGTTCAGTTATAACTCATGGAGGAGGAGTATGGTACACAGGTAGTGGTTTTATAGGAAATCAACAATTTTTATATGGTGATGAATTAGATATCAATATGGATATAACAGATATCGTAAAAAAACATAGCGCGAGTTTATTTTCAAGTCAAACATATCCAGATGGTATTCCTAATTATGGTTTTTTATTAAAACAACCAGACACAGTTGAATCAAATACAACAAGTAGTTTTGGAGAAATGCAATATTTTTCAGTAGAAACAAAAACAATATACCCACCAACTTTAACTTTTAAATGGGATGACAGTATACATAATAAACAATCTGTAGCTAAAAAATCAGGCCCCTTAAATGTAACTCTTTATAATAATCAAGCTGAATATAATCAAAATGATGTAGCTAAACTTAAAGTTCATGTAAGAGATAAATATCCTACAAGAGAATTTTCTACAACATCAAATTATTTAAATGTAGGATATTTTACAACAAGTTCTTTTTATAGTGTAAGAGATGCTCACACTGAAGAAGAAGTCATTCCCTTTGATCATTCTAATACTAAAATGAGTACTGATGATGAAGGAATGTATTTTAAGTTATATATGAAGGGATTACAACCAGAACGATATTATCGTGTTTTATTTAAACATAAAAACAATGATGGTACTACTATATATGATAATGATTATTATTTTAAAATAGTTAGATAATGGGGGGTTTTGATTCAGATAAAAAAATAACAAAAAGCTCTGTAGAAAAATTAAAACTAAGCAAAAAAGTATTTAATAACAAAGAATTTGATGATGTTATTGATAGAAATTTTTCTAGTCTTATTAAAACACAAAGACCTATTTCTATAGATAGATTTTTTGGTGTTTATAGAGAACTATTTTATAAAATACAAAAATCAGGAGAACAAAATGATAATTCATCTACAGGGGATGCAGAAAATAAATCTCATTGGGAGTTAATAAGAGAAAGTCAAGACCATTTAAATAATTATATTGATTGGAGAGATAAAGTAATAGATGATTTATTTAAAAAACTAGATGATTTAAATACTATATTAGTTAATAAACAATCAGTTGTAAATAATCAACATCCCGCATACCCTGATGGTACTTTTTTAAGGTCACCAGCTAGAAACGCAGATGGATTACCTATTTGGGTAATGCAAAATGGAGCTAAAAGAGAAATTCAAAATTATGATACTTTTAAATC